AGATTGGATCCGAGAAAACTTTCCTGCAGATAAAACAGTTATAAACTGGTATCGGTGCAATCACTATGAGCAATGGCAGGAAATGGCAGATTTAGTTAATGCTGAGGACGATGAGTTAATTTTTCCAGCTGGGAACGAAGATCATATCTTTATGGATACTGATATCGAACTGTTCAAAGAAGGATTAGAACTTGTTAAAAATGATTCGGACCCAAATGCAGTTTTTTTTACAAGTCATTATCCAGAACTTGCAAGATGTAGTTTTTATTTTAACCCAGAAGGCATAACTGAAAATAAACATTTTACATGGTACGTTTTAGGTAGCAATGATGCACTGCGTGTTATGAAAAAAGGCCTTTTTAATGAATACGTACAAAAAATTAAGAATAATAAAAACATTTTTTACAGGACTGAAGATTGGAATCAACTCAGTTTGCCTGTTTGTAAAATATATTGTCCAACCAAAGAACAATTTAGGCACTATGATGGATACGCTCATGTTCGTATAGGTGCAGATATAGCTCCACCATTGGAAATTCCTGCAGGATTTTTTGATAAATCTATGACAATTAAATACGGTTTTGATCAGCGTGAAGAAGGCGCAGTAAACATTAACCCACAAATGGAAAGTTTCTTTGCAGAAGATGGCGCCGGCACAGACTATAAATTTAGTTTAGAGGATATTCCGTTATTTTGGAAAGAACACATTAAAGAGATTCAAATTAATCCAGACTCTGATTCAGAACAACTTATAGAAGCAAGAGATGCTCAATTACTTAAAATGAGTAGATGTGAAGCACATTGGGACTTTATGGGGATTGTTTTTGATAACAATAATTATCCACCAGCAGAAAGAGTAAACTGTTGGACCAAATCAATTGATTTCACAGACGAATAACAGTATAATACAGTCAAGGAGAACACATGTCAGACTACACCCGTACATTTAACGCAGAAGCCAAAATCAAACTTACACAACTAATCAACGAAGGCATGACTGTCATGCAAGAAATTGAAGATCTCAACGCAGGTTTGAATGATACTATCAAGGCAATCGCAGAAGAATTAGAAATTAAACCTGCAACACTTAAAAAAGCAGTAAAGATTGCACATAAATCTAAATTGGGTGAAACCAATCGCGACCACGACGAACTAAACACTATTTTGGAAACTGTAGGCAAAACACTTTGACCAAAGCATTTGGTGCTTGGTGGTCAGGCACGCAACAGTTTATCGCAAAGGATTGGAGTAGCCATCCTTTTCGTTTCTGTTTAGAGATGACTGCGTGGGCAATCAGTATAGGCTGTGCTATAACTTACGCTTATACTGTACCTAATATTCCATTTATACCTTTGTACTGTGCATTTATCACAGGCTGCGTTATAGGTGCATGGTGTGCTTATACTCGAGGTAGTTTTGGACTTTTTGGAAATTACACCCTGCTCGCAATCATTGACATGACCGGGCTAATTAAGTTATTATTAATGAAGTAAGATGTCATACGTAGACGCATTATTTGATAAACAACGTGACAGGATTCACGTAGTAGAACGTGTTAACGGCGAACGCCGCTATCAAGAGTTTGCGGCTGATTATACGTTTTACTATGACGATCCCAAGGGCAAGTATCGTACTATCTATGGCACGCCTGTAAGCAAGTTTACAACACGCAACGGCAAAGAGTTTCAAAAAGAAATGCGTATCCAAGGCAGCAAGCGTCTTTGGGAAAGCGACTTCAAGCCAGTGTTTAGATGCTTGGCCACAAACTTTCTTGGCGCAGAACCCCCAAAACTACAGACAGCATTTTTCGATATTGAGGTAGACTTTGATCCCGAACGTGGATTCAGTAAACCCGAGGATCCATTCAACGCTATCACTGCTATCAGTGTGTACTTGGATTGGATGGACAAGTTAGTTACACTGGCTATTCCGCCCAAGTCGATGAGTTGGGAAACCGCAGAAGAAATTTGTAATAGGCATAGTGACTGTTTCTTGTTTGACAGAGAAGAAGACTTATTAAACACATTCTTAGACTTAGTTGATGATGCTGACATCCTGTCAGGTTGGAACAGTGAAGGCTTCGACATTCCTTATACCGTGGGACGCATTACTCGTGTGCTCAGCAAAGACGATACACGCAGACTTTGTTTGTGGGGACAGTTTCCCAAACAACGTGAATTTGAACGCTTTGGTGCCACAAACATTACGTTTGACTTAATCGGCCGTGTACATATGGACTATATGCAACTGTATCGCAAGTATACCTATGAAGAACGCCATAGTTACAGTTTGGATGCCATCGGCGAATATGAACTAGAAGAACGTAAAACTGCCTATGAAGGCACACTGGATCAGTTGTACAATAAAGACTTTGACACATTTATTGAATACAACAGACAGGATACTCGACTGTTAGCAAAACTGGACAAGAAACTCCGCTTTCTAGACTTGGCTAACACCATTGCACATGACAACACAGTATTGTTGCAGACCACAATGGGCGCAGTAGCAACCACGGAGCAGGCAATTATCAATGAAGCACACAGCCAAGGACTGGTCGTACCTAACAGAAAGAACAGAGATGAGGGGGAAGAAACAACAGCGGCAGGTGCCTATGTTGCTTATCCCAAAACAGGCATCCACGAATACATCGGAGCCATTGACATCAACTCGCTCTATCCCTCGGCTATTAGAGCGCTCAACATGGGACCAGAAACCATCGTCGGACAGATCCGACCCGTAATGACTAAAAAGTTTATTCAAGACAAAATGACTGGAGGTACTAGTTTTGCTGGTGCTTGGGAAGGTCTGTTTGGCAGTCTTGAATATGAAGCAGTCATGAAAGGTGATCCCACAGTTGAACTTACAATTGATTGGGAACAGGATGGTACCAGTGATGTTGTCAGTGCCGCAGACGTTTGGCGCTTAATCTTTGACAGCAACAAGCCCTGGGTACTCAGTGCCAATGGCACTATCTTTACAATTGAACGCAAAGGTATTGTGCCTGGCTTGCTGGAACGTTGGTATGCTGAACGTAAACAGATGCAGGCCAAACTTAAAGACTGTATTGCAGAAGGTAACGAAGCAGACATTGAGTACTGGGACAAGCGACAGTTAGTTAAAAAGATTAACTTGAACAGTTTGTATGGTGCTATTTTGAATCCGGGTTGTAGGTTTTTCGACCACAGGATCGGACAGAGTACCACACTGTGTGGCAGGGTAATTGCCAAGCACATGGATGCATTTGTCAATGAAGCAATCACTGGCGAGTACGACCACGTAGGCAAAAGTGTTATCTATGGCGACACTGACTCTGTGTATTTCAGTGCTTGGCCAATAGTAAAAGAAGATGTTGAAGCAGGACGTATGCAGTGGAACAAAGACATTGCTATCCAAGTCTACGACAACATTGCTGACCAAGTAAATGAAAGTTTCCCAGCATTTATGGAACGTGCCTTTCACTGTCCAAGAGAGAACGGCAGCATTATCCGAGGCGGTAGAGAGATTGTGGCTAGTAAAGGTTTGTTTATTAAAAAGAAACGCTATGCCGCACTAATCTATGACAAAGAAGGCAAACGCAAAGATATCAAAGGCAACCCTGGTGAAGTAAAAGCCATGGGCCTGGACTTGAAGCGTTCGGATACTCCTAAGGTTGTACAAGACTTCTTAAGTGAAATCTTATTAAAGGTGTTAACAGGCAGCGGCAAAGAAGATATTATCGAACGTGTGCGTGAATTCAAGTATGAGTTTCAAGAACGTCCTCCATGGGAAAAAGGTACGCCCAAGCGTGTTAACAACCTGACCAAGTATACCGCAGAAGAAAAAAGATTAGGTAAAGCCAACATGCCCGGACACGTTCGTGCCGCAATGAACTGGAACAACTTATGTCGTATGCACAGTGACAAGTTTAGTATCCAAATTGTTGACGGTATGAAAGTGATTGTGTGCAAACTCAAAGATAATCCACTTAAATACACCAGTGTTGCTTATCCCACAGATGAAACACATATCCCGCAATGGTTCAAAGACTTGCCGTTTGACGACAGCACAATGGAGTCCACTATTGTAGACCAAAAAGTAGAAAACTTGTTGGGTGTGTTGGAATGGCAAATTGCTGAAAACACAGATATCAATACTACATTTGATACATTGTTTAGTTTCGAATAAAATCTAAATAAGAGATGAAGTTGTCTGAGTTAGTTGATTTAAAATTGCGGATGGAAGAATATTTTAACAACAAACTAACTACGACTCTAAATAACTTAATAAATGAATTTAAATTGTGGGAAGGTGTAGCACTAACTCACAACAGATTGATAGAATTACAAAACGAAATTAAAGAAATTGACCATTTAACATCTTTAAAATTTGAAAATTTTTTAAAAGATATAGAAGAAGAAATTGAAAATAAATCAAATGTCATGCTAACATTAGGGTATGAATTAGAAGGAAAAAAAGTTTTAGGTCCATCCCAAAGTGTTCACGAAGACAAACAATTTCGATCTATAAATGTGTCAGATAAATTTAAAGAACAACTAGGTAGTAAAATTAGAACTAAAACAGACTGGAGATATCCTTGTTTAGAGATTGGGCCTGGCGAAGGCACTTGGACAGATAACTTAGTGGGTTGCGATCCATTATATTTGGTAGACATACATCCAGAATATTTAGAAGCAACAAAATTAAAATATACCCGCCAATTTAGTAGAAGGATAAGATCATATTTAATCGGTAGTCGTAATGGACAGACAAGGGAAAAAATAAACGAATATAATTTATCAGCTTTACCCAAAAATCAAATTGGATTTATTTTTAGTTGGGCGGTATTTGATTTTCTATTCATAAACGAAATAGAAATTTATCTAAAAAGTTGTTTCGAAGTATTAAAGCCAGGTGGCAAAATGATTTTTAGTTTCAATGACTGTGATAAAGTTATAGGAGCACAGTTTGCTGAAAAAGGCGAACGATCGTGGGTAACTAAGAAAGCGCTCAACAAATTATTTTCAGAAATTGGATTCGGTTTAACCGAGTTTTACTGTGATGAAATTGAAAAACATAGTTGGGTAGAAATAGAAAAACCAGGAAGTATGGTTTCAATGAAAATTGGTCAGCCTAAGGTATCAATTCATAAAAGACAAGGATTTGAAAATCTTGACACAGGTCCCACAAAAGTATATAATAAGCAACAAGTAGCAAGATTAAAACAGTTAGCAATACAACTTGGAGTCGATACAGCAGAAAATATTATGTCTGGGATGTATGAACCTCATGTATTAGAGAAAAAAATAAACATTTTAAGGATGAACAAATGAAAGATCACTTACAAGATATAGTACAACACACACATGGTTTAGGTGTAATTGACCTAGTAAAAATTGTAGGCAGCGACAGTGAAACGGCATTAGAAGCACTAGCAGAAGACCGCAGTGTTATCGTTCAAGCCAAATTCAAAGGAGTAGTTGCAGACTTTATTGGCACGTTTGGTATGCCTAACTTGGGCAAACTAAACACTATTCTTAATATTCCAGAATATCGAGAAGACGCCAGCATTGCAGTCGCACGTCAAGACCGCAATGGTGAAAGTGTTCCAGTAGGTGTACACTTTGAAAACAAAGCAGGAGACTTTAAAAACGACTATCGTTTTATGGCTAGTGAAATCATTTCTGATAAACTTAAAACTGTTAAGTTTAAAGGTGTAAAGTGGAATGTAGACATTGTGCCCAGCGTGGCCAGTATTCAGCGTCTCAAGTTTCAGGCACAGGCCAACAGTGAAGAAACTACGTTT